GACGCAGTGGTCTACACCATTTGCATGGAATTATATGCGGTCGCGTTTGCGTACTCCCGCTAGTGATTTGCCTATTTTCATGCGAGCAACAACTAACCCCGGTGGTCCCGGTCATTCGTGGGTTAAAAAAATGTTTATTGATCCATCACCGGCTGGTAAAGCTTTTTGGGCAACGGATATTGAAAGTGGTGAAACATTAAAATACCCCGTTGGGCATTCTAAAGAAGGAATTCCTCTTTTTAAACGCCGGTTTATTCCGGCAATGTTGTCAGACAATCCTTATTTGGCTGATAGCGGTGATTATGAGACAATGTTGTTATCTCTTCCAGAATATCAAAGAAAACAATTACTAGAAGGTAATTGGGATGTTGCTGAAGGTGCTGCTTTTTCTGAATTTAATAGGCAAATACATGTTGTATCCCCTTTCGATATACCTAAAAATTGGACAAAGTTTCGTTCATGCGATTATGGTTACGGTAGTTTCAGTGCTGTTGTGTGGTTTGCCGTGTCCCCTTCTGAGCAGCTTGTGGTATATAGAGAGCTATATGTCAGAAAAGTATTGGCAAAAGACCTTGCCCATATGGTATTGAGAGCAGAAGAAAATGACGGTTTAATTAGATATGGTGTATTAGACAGTAGTTGTTGGCATAAAAGAGGTGACACTGGTCCTTCATTGGCAGAACAAATGATATTAGAAGGATGCAGGTGGCGACCGTCTGATAGAAGTGCTGGTAGTAGGGTTAGCGGTAAGAACGAAATACACAGACGTTTACAACTCGATTCGTTTACAGAACAACCGCGAATGGTTATAACAAGTAATTGTACAAATCTTATAGCACAGTTACCAATTCTTCCGTTAGATAAAAGAAATCCAGAAGATATTGATACACATGCTGAAGATCATTTATATGACGCTTTGCGTTATGGAATTATGAGTAGACCTAGAAGTAGTTTGTGGGACTATGATCCTTTAGCTTCTAGACATTCTGGAATGAAAATTGCAGATGCCACATTTGGATATTAGGAATAAATAATGGCAGATATTATGACTGATAAACAATTGGCCCTAGATGATATTTCTGATGGGTCTTTTGCTACACCAGAAGTTCAAAGCGTTATTAGTTTTGTTGAACAAAGATATAGTAAAGCTGAAGAAAGTAGACGTAAAGACGAAGACAGGTGGTTGCGAGCCTATCGCAATTATCGTGGCATTTATAGCTCTGATGTTCAATTTACTGAAACTGAAAAATCACGGGTGTTTATTAAAGTGACCAAGACAAAAGTTTTGGCTGCTTACGGTCAAATTGTAGACGTTCTTTTTGCAAATAACAAATTTCCTCTTAGTGTAGATCCATCTGTTCTTCCAGAAGGTGTTGTTGAGGCTGTTCATTTTGATCCAAAAGAAGCCCCTGCCAATCAACCACAGGCTCCTACATCTCCAACTGAAATCCCTTTTGGAGAAGAAGGAAGCGCCGGTATTAACGCGGGATTTGGCCTTGATCAATTGGAAACCCTATTGGGATCGCTTAAAGAAGATTTGTCGGGAGTTCCAAATCTCAAAAAAGGTGTTGGGTCTACACCAACGTCAGCAACTTTCTATCCTGCAATGGTTGCTGCAAAGAAAATGGAAAAGAAAATCCATGACCAATTAGACGAAAGCGGAGCAACTAAACATTTGAGGGCAGCGGCTTTTGAATGTGCTTTGTTTGGCACTGGCGTTATGAAAGGCCCGTTTGCAACAAATAAAGAATATCCAAGATGGGGTGAGGATGGTAAATACAATCCTAGTATCAAGACAGTGCCAGAAGCTTCGCATGTCAGTATATGGAACTTCTATTGGGACCCGGACACAAACAACACTGAAAACTGCCAATACGTCATTGAAAGACATAAGCTTAGTCGGACCCAACTTCGCGCTCTTAAACGTCGCCCCTTCTTCAGAGCCAATGTCATCGACAACATTATCGAACAAGGCGAGGGCTATGTTAAGAAGTATTGGGAGGACGACATTCGTGACTACCAACCAAACTTTGGGGTTGATAGATTTGAAGTGTTAGAGTATTGGGGCAACATTGATATTGATTTGCTGGAAGAAAACGATATTAACATTCCAGAAGAATATCAAAATATAGAAGAACTTCAAGCAAACATTTGGTTTTGTAATGGAAAAATCATTAGATTTGTACTTAACCCGTTTAAGCCAGCAAAGATTCCTTATTACGCTGTTCCGTATGAACTTAATCCATATTCACTTGCTGGTGTTGGTATTGCAGAAAATATGGAAGACACCCAAACCCTAATGAATGGGTTTATGCGTATGGCTGTAGATAATGCTGTTCTTTCTGGTAATTTGGTTTTTGAAGTAGATGAAACCAATTTGGTTCCGGGTCAAGACATGCAAGTATTTCCCGGCAAGGTGTTTAGAAGACAAGGTGGCGCACCGGGACAGGCTATTTTTGGAACAAAGTTTCCCAATGTTTCGCAAGAAAACTTGCAGCTTTTTGACAAAGCAAGGCAGCTTGCAGATGAATCAACGGGTCTTCCATCATTTGCACATGGGCAAACAGGTGTAAGCGGTGTGGGTAGGACAGCTTCTGGTATTAGTATGTTGATGAATGCCGCTGGTGGCGGTATAAAGACAGTTATTAAAAACTTTGATGACTACTTACTTTCTCCAATTGGAAAAGCATTTTTTAGTTTTAATATGCAATTTGACTTTGATCAAACTATCAAAGGTGACTTAGAAGTTACTGCTAGAGGTACAGAAAGTTTGATGGCAAACGAAGTGAGAAGTCAACGGCTTATGCAATTCTTACAGATTGCTAGTAGTCCTTCTCTTATGCCGTTTGCTAAGTTTCCGTATATCATTAGAGAAATTGCAAAAGCAATGGATTTGGACCCAGACAAAGTTACAAACAATATGGATGAGGCAATGCGACAGGCAGAAATCTTGCGGCAGACACAGCCGCCAGCACCACCTGCTGGAGTTGCGCCCCCACAAGGGGTAGGAGGCCCACCATCAGTTGCTGACATGTCTGGAGGGGGTGGTGGCAACATTGGTGTTGGAGCCGCCCCTGTGCCCGGAGAACAGGGATTTTCAGCCGCTCCACAGGGCGCTCCTCCACCAGCACCACCACAAGGTTAATATAAATGTTTAATGCAGAACAATATCAAAAACTTAAACCTTTTGTAAACTCTATTCCCCAATGGGAAACTTTTTCCAGTCTTGTTGATTTTTATATTGAAAGACAGCATAGAACAATGGAACAAACAAACAATGTTGCAGAGTTACACAAAGCTCAAGGAGCATTGGCAACGCTTAGACAATTTCAAAATCTTAAGGATGTTGTAAATGGGTGCAGTTAAACAAAGCAAAAACCTCTTTAAAGCCGGTGGCCTTAAACAAGAAGGCGGCACTGTAGATAAAAAAAGTGGTAATGACGTTCCTCCCGGCGCTCTTCAAAGCGAAGTGAGGGATGATGTTGATGCAAAACTCAGTGAAGGGGAATTTGTATTTCCTGCTGATGTTGTTCGTTACATTGGTTTAGAAAAACTAATGGAAATTCGTGACATGGCAAAAAAAGGTTTGCAGCGCATGAATGACATTGGTCAAATGGGTAATGCTGAAGAAGTGGATAATCCAGAAGCTCTACATAGTGAAGAAGAAATGGATGATGAAATGTTTTCTTCTGAAGTTGATAAGGCTTTAAGCAATGAGTAATGATGTAGATGTTCAAAAAAGCATTGATACTCTTCGCGCCCAAATGGGAGGAGTGCAAGCTATTGGTTTAAAAAATAAAACAGACATTTACAAAAATAGATCTCCATTAGATGCTGATACTCACATTACAAATATTGCCACTGCTTTAGCAACACAATATGGTGTTACTAACATAACAGATATTGGTGTAAGAGATGTAGTAAAGCCGGGGTATGCATCAGGAAGTGATGAATCATACACTTATATTCCAGATGAAATAGTACCGGAATTTTATAACAAAAAAACAGATCAGGTAATTCCTTCTTATAAATTTGCTTCTGAAGGAAAAGGCGATGGGTATTCTGATTATAATTTACAAGCAATAAAACAAGCTGATGGCACGTTTATTGCTATGCCAATTCAAAGCTACAACAAGTCTGGTTTTGGGGCAGTGCAAGAAGCAATGGCCCCTATTCTTCCTATTCTTGCTGTTGCATTGATGGCAACAGGTGCTGGTGCTGCTTTAGGACAAGCTATTATGGGAGGAGCAGCATCAGCATCAGCAGCAACTGCTGTAGGATCTGCTGCTCTTAATTTGGGAATGCAGGGCTTTGTAGGTAACATTAATAGCATTGAAGATGCTTTTAAAGTTGTAGCTCCTTCAGCAATTACTTTTGGTATTTCTGAATTAGCAGATGTTGCTAACGCAGCAAATGCGGCTTCTAGAATATTACCAGCAATGGAAGGTACAACTCTTATGTCTCCTTTCACAGCTAATACAAGTGTTGGAGAACTTTTTGAAAGAGTTACAGGTGTTGGTGGCAAAGCTGCTGATGCAATAGGTGGTGCAATTAGTGGCGCACTTAGCGCAAGCCTTACTGACAATGATGTAAATATTGGCGCAATTACTGGTGCTGCTCAAGGGCTTATGAGCGAGTCAAGCACTAAAAATACAAAAGTAGCCCCCATTGAAGACAGATCAATAGCAACAACTTTACCAGTTGTTGCTGGTAATTTTCCTTCTACTACTTTAAGTTTAGCAGATCAAACAAATCAAGCATTTAGTAAAGAAGGATTTATGCCGGGTAAATTTACTGGTGTGTCTTCTAATGCTATGGTAGGAACAGATACTGGAGGTATTACAAACCTTAATCTCACTGGTAATTTTCCAGTGACGCCCTCTTCTCCTAATGCTGATTCAA